GGCGTTGTTGGCAATCGTGAGTGCGCCGGTGCTGGAAAGGGTGGCATCGCCGGAAACGCTGACGGTGGCGAAGGCGGTGCCCCCGGCGTTGCCTGCCATGATCTGGCCCGCGGCGGGTGCGGCGGTGGGGATGGCGGGCTTGTTGGCGATGACGGACCACTCGGGGGTAATGTCGGCGAGTTCCACATAGCTGGCCTCGGCGGTTTTCGACCCGGTGCCGGAGTAGACCCAGCGCCGGCCATCGGTGGTGGTGACGATGCTGCCTTCGCGGATCGCGTCCTGCTGGCCGCTCGTGAGATTGGCGATCGCCCCGGAGGAGACGAACTGGGTGTCCTCTTGATAAAAATCAAGCTGACTTGTGAACGGGTTGAATCGGTAGGCCATAAGATTAAGGGTAGACGAGGGTTTCCGTGTCGATGTCGCTGCCGGTGTAGGTGAAGTTTTGCGTCACAACGATGGTGCCGGCGGCGCCACCTTTCTTGTAAACAATCTGGGTGATGTTGCCTCCGGCGCGGGTGAAGGCGCGGTAGTCCCAAGCGGGGATGTTGGCCGGGAGGAGCGTGGGCGTTCCATCCGAGCGGACGGCGGTGGCGACGATGTCGGTGACGATGGGTTTGTAGTCGGCGATTCTCATGTTGGATTACGGGATGCCGCCGACGCTGCGCTGGGCAACGAGGCGGGAGTTGAGCCACGCGGGGCGGACGCGGGAGCGGCGCTCGGTCGAGTCGCGGCGCATGGCGGGGTTGCGAAGGAGGGATTCGACCTCGGTGGTGAGGAGTCTTGTCTTTTGGTCGTCGCCGAGGAGCGGGGTGGCGAGCTTGGCGGCGAGCGAGGCGGTGAGGAGGTCGATGAAAAGGGAGTCGAATTTCGCGGGATCGGTGATCCGGGCGACATACTCGATGCAGAGGACATCACCGGTGAACGCGGCCCAGCGGGAGGCGGCGAGGTCGGTCGCGAAGGTGCCCGCGGTGTGGGCGGCAAGGCATCGGTAGGTGGTTCCGGATTGGGTCACGGCGTTGCCGATCGCGTAGGTGCGCCCGGTCGTCCAATTGGGGGCCGTGGAGGTGGCGTCGGTGAGGAGGTGGTCGCCGGCCATTTCCCAGTCCTCCTCGTTGGACTCGGCGAGGGTGTCGTCCACCCGGGTGACGCGCAGGCAATCGGAGGGAAGGGCGAAGCGGTTGTCCCACTTGAATTCCGGGGCGAGGGTGTCTGCGGTGAGGGTGGTCGCCTTGATGGCCCATGTCCACGGGTTGGCGAGGAGCAGGGCATCGCGGACCTGCGGGTAGAGGGATTCCGCCAATGCCTGGGCTTGGGAGGATGGCCCGAACTGCTTGTTGGTGCCAACGCGCAGGATCGCCATGCGGCAAATCTCCTGCACGGAAATGGAGGCCGCGGCGCGGGCGGGGGTGTTTGATTCGATGGCCTTGGCAAAGGCCGGCTTCGCGTAGTGGAATTCGTTTTCCTTGGAGAGAACGGCGACCCGGTCCCCGTCGCCGGTTGTCATGGCGAGGCGCGAGGCGATTTTGTTGACAAGAAGGTCGATGAAAACCGGCGGGAATTTCGTCACATCGGTGACGGTTTGGGTGTATTCGACCTTGATGGGGGTGGCGTAGTCGCTGTGGATGAACTCGCCAAAGAGTTCCCACGCTCCGAAGTTTTCGGATTGGTCGACCTCGTTGACCCGCAGGATGGCAAGCGACCCGGCTGGTATGGCGTAGCGTTTGGCATAGCCGACGATGGGATCGGTGGCGTTGGCGGAAACCTGTGCGCTGGCGCGGGCGACCGACCAGTTGAACTCGGCAAGGAGTTCGTTGCGGGATTGGTCGTAGTAGGAATTGGCGAGAAGGGCGGGCTGGCTGTCCGGCTTGTATTCCGTGGCGGTTCCGGTCTTGAGGATCGCGAGCCGAACGATGTCGGCCTGCGAGGAAACCGCCGAGGAGCTGCGGACTTTCGCCGAGGTGAGTGTGGCGTTGATGAAGGCTGTTTTTGCGAAAAGGAATTCAATTTCCTTGGCAAAGACTTCCAGCCGGTCGGCAACGGAAAACGCCTGCGCGAGTTTCATGGCAAGGCGGATTGCCAGCAATTCAACAAACACAGCCGGGTATTTTGTCACATCGGTGGGGGTGCCCGTGTATTCCACGCGGATGGGCGTCGTTTCGTCGGAATGGATGAACCCGGCGACAACCTCCCATCTTCCAAAATTCTCGGTGTGGTCGATTTCGTTGACGCGGAGGATGCGCCGCCCGCCGGAAGGAACCGCGTAGCGGCGGGAGTATCCAAACGCGGGATTGGTTCCGTCCGCCGAAATGCTGGCCAGCAGCCTGGCAAACGCCCAATCGAATTCCTCCAAAACCTCGTCGCGTGTGGCGTCGTAGATGGAATGGCCGAACAGCGCGGCTTGGCGGGTGGTGAGGGATTCGGTGGTGCCGAGCTTGAGAACGGCGAGGCGGACGATGTCCGAGCTGGTGGCAATGGCGTTGGAGGTGCGCGGCGTCTGGGTGTTGGCAACGAGGGTCTGGAACGCCGGCTTCTGGAGCGTGGCGGCATAAAGCTCCGCAAGCTGGGTGAAGAGTTCCTTGCTGCCCGTTAGGGGCATGGCGAGGTTTGCGGCGAGCTTGATGGAAAGGAGTTCCGTGAAAAGCGCCGGGAACGATGTGACGGTCGTCACCGAGGAAATGTAATCGATGCGGACGGGGGCTGTGATGGATGTGTGGAGGGTCGAGCCGACAATTTCAAAGCGCCCGAAATTTTCCTCCATGTTGACATCGTTGACCCGGAGGAGGCGCAGGTAGTCGGCGGGCAGGGTGTAGGCGGCGGAATAGCCCATCGCCGGGGCGGTCGTGGCGGTCAGCGTGGCGATTTTGCGGCAGAACTGCCACTCGTAGTCGGTCTGGAGTTCCTCCAGCGTCTGGGAATAGAACAACCCGCAGTAGGTGCCTTGGGCGGTCGTAGTGTCGATGGCGCTGATCCGCGCATCGCCCAAGCGGGCGAGGGCCAGGTTGCAGACATCGACATCGGTGGTCATGGAAAAAATGGGTGGCAGGCTATTGGTCCCGGCCTGCCAGCGGGGTTTTCAGACCGTTCAGCCGCCGATGCGGTAGGCGATGATGAAGGCGATCTTCTTGCCGGCTGTGGCGGCATTGGTGCGGGTGAATGTGGCGACAAGGCGCTTGGTGGCGCTCGTCACAACAAACCGCGGGATGACCGAGGCTCCGACAGCGGGGGTCACATTGGTGACGCCTGCGGTGGAGGAGTTGACCGAGATCGAGGTCGCGCTGTAGCGGTCGTCGTCGCTCGCGTCACCGATCTTGGTGATGGCGAGGGCCGATCCGCCCATGCTGGCCTCGTTGGCGATCTTGGACAGCTCGGGGATGACCACCGATCCGACCGGGATGTCCCCGATCTCGATCGTGTCGCCCGAAGCGGCCTCGGTGCCGTCGAAGGTGTAGGTGAACTCCGCGTAGCGGATGTCTCCGCTCGCGAGGTTGCCGTCCACCCGGGACTTGAGTTCCCCGGTGTTCTGCGTGGTGGCTTGCGCCGTGTAGAATGTAGCCATGGTGTGGTTCTCCTATTTGTGTGGTTGAGGTTTCGACTACGGGCTTTCGTCGCAGGCGATTTCGACGACCTTCTTCTCTTCGCTGCGGGTCGCGCCGAGGGATGCCACGGAGCGGACTTGCAGGGAGTGCGAGAGGTCGGTGCGGATGTCCATGTGGGTTTTGAGGCCGCGCTCGGCGAGGATGACGCCGGACTTCACATAGACATAGACGCTGCGGACATCGGTCGCCGAAACGAGCGGCAGGAGCTGGGTGCGGCGGAACTTGAACCCCATGAAGGTGTTCACGGTGCCGTCGACAAGCGCCTTGACGCTGTTGTAGTCGATCGAGGTGATCTCGGTCGTGCGGAGCAGGTCTTGGAGCTGCTTGGCGCTGACCACGATGATGCGCTCCTCCTCCTCGTCCACATCGTTGCTGTCCAAGATGAACTTGGCGGCGCGGAGTTTGGCGATCGTGAGGCCGGAGTTGGCGGCGGAACCGCTCTCGACATAGTTCACGGCGACCTTCTGGCTGCCGGGAAGCGCGGTGGCGGTGGTGCCGGACTCGCCGGTGTAGGCTGTGCCGCCGAGCGCGTCGATGATGAGCGAGTCGCAGGTGCGGGCATAGGCCGCGGCGTGCGACTGCACCACCGGGCTGGTGGGCAGGACGACCTCGCCGAGGAGCTGCTCGTCGAATTCGTCGAAGAGCTTGGCGGTGTCGTAGGCTTTCGGGCGAATCCAACGCTTGGCCGTGGCCTGGTCGGAGATGCGGGTTTCACCGGAGCGGCTCGTGATGAGCTGCATGGCGGCTTCCGCGAGTTGGTTGTAGGACTTTTCCTTCCCTTGGATGGAATCGACCGTGACATATTCGCGCAGCTTGGATGTTTTCTGCTGCACGAGGTGTTTCCAGTTCGTGTCGAACTGGGTCGTGTAGTGTTCGGGTATTTGAGTGATGGCAGACATTTGAGTGTCCTCCTGTTGAGTTGAGTTGCGGTTGCTCCCTTCGCCTTCCGAGTGTCCCGTGCGGGGTCTGCGGCTGCGGGTGTTGCGGGAGCAGGCTCCGCGAGGAGGTGTCTGCTTCTACGGGCGCCACATTAGCGCCCCCGTGGTATCAGTCAAAACTTTTTTCAAAAAAAATTAGCAGGACCGGGGATCGAACCCGGAATTCCAGAGTATGAACCTGGCGAGATGCCGTTTCTCCATCCTGCGGCAAGCGGGTGTCAGCCTTGCTTGATGAGGCTGGTCACAAGCGTGGCGGCTTCGCGGTCGCCGTCGTGGTAGCGTTTGTGCCACGGGTTTTCTGGATTGGTCATGATGTCGTTGGCGCGGGCCTTGCCGGTGAGGAATCCCTGCGGCTCGGCGCCGCGGCCCACCTTGTCCTCGCTCATCATTTGGGCGAGTCGCACATAGCCGCGGACCACCTCGGGATCGCTGAACCCGTGGGAATTCGCGTCCACGCCCACGCGCTTGGCGGCGAGCTTGGCGACCTCGATGTTCTTCGCGTAGTCCCCTCCCCACTCCTTCTGAAGCGTCTGCACGGCCTCGGTGCGCTGTTTTTCAAAGGTGGATTGGATCGCCTCGACCTTGAATTTTTCATAGTTGGTGAACTGGTTTGCGAGCGCCTTCATGGCCTCGGGCGGGATGTTGTGCTTGTGGGCGATCTCGGCGAAGGGCTTCGCGAACTCGTCGCTCCAAGTCATGCCCTCGGGCAACTGGTCCGGCGCGAACTTGTAGTCGTCAAGTGACTCGGGCACGCCGAGCTGCTTGCGGAAGGCGGCAATCTCCTCGGGCGAGGATTTTTCGTTGGGCACGCCGAGCTTTTTCCCGATGAGTTGGTTGGCGTTGGCCAGCGCCTTGGCCATCTCGGGCACGCTCTTGTATTTCGCGAGCGTGTCCTTGTAGTCCTTGGCGTCCCCAGGCAGGGCGTCGAGCCACTTGTCGCCGAAGGTGCCGTCCGGGTTGACCCATCCAGTCGGGGGCGTTGTGGGTTGCGTGGAGGTTTCCGCCGCCGGGGATGGTGGCGCTGGTGCCGCGGGCGCGGCGCTGGTGTCGGCCCCTGTGTCGAGAAGCGATGTCTCGGAGGGGGTGTCGATGGTGGTTTCTTCCATAAATTACGGGGTGAATCCGAGGTGTGTCCGGCGCCCGGAGTAGCGGCGGGCGAACTCCTCGGGATCGTTGTCGCGCAGCCACTCGACATAGGCCGGCGTCTTGTCGCCGAGCATGGGGTCGAGGTCCGGGGCGCCGGCGGGGATGCTGGGTTCGGGTTGTTCTTTTTTCTTGGTCGGGCGTTTCATTTTTTAAACTTTCGCTTGGGGGTTTCGATGTTGCCGTCCGCGATGACCGGGCGCTTGAGCATGGCCTCGATGTGGAGGACAACGCCGCGCTGGCCGTCGCGCAGGGCGGCGACCACGGGGTTGTAGTCGAACCCGTGCAGGAACATCTGGTTTTCGGTGCCGAACTGGCGCTTGAGGTCGTCGATCACAAACGCGCCGTCCTTGGTCGCGAAGACCCGGTGGTAGGTGTTGATCGTCTTCTGGCGCTCGCGCTCGCGCTGGAGCGCCACGGCCTTGTCCTCGGGGGCCATCATGCCGCCGCGGCCATCCCCGCCATGCCCGGGAGCAGGCCGGCGAGCATGGAATCCTGTTTGACGGCGCCGGCCTTGCCGAGGGCCGCGGCGGTGCGCTCCATCTGCTCGGCCTGCATGGCCTGCTGCTGGGCCTGCGCCCGGGCGGCGCGTTGCTGGGCGACCATTTCCTCGTCCATGAGCCAGCGGGCGGGCAGGCCGTCGTTGCGGGCCATGTCGCGGGTGATCTCGTCGAAGTCGAAGTTGTCGAGCATCTCGGGCTTGATCTGCGCGTAGGGCAGGAGCATCTCGCTCGTGCGGATGAAGGCGGCGTTCTCCAATTGCTTGATCGCAAGGGCGACCCGGGAGTTGTAGTTGATCTCCGGCTCGGGGATGAACCCGACCATTTCGAGTTGCTGTGGCGGCGGCGGGAACTTGCCCTGGCGGGCGAGGATCGCAAAGGTTCGGCGCAGGAGCGGATTGAACAGCTCGGTCGTCATCCGGGCGAAGGTGGGCGAAAACTGAATGAGCTTTTCGGCGCTGCGCTCCATGACCTCGCGGGCGGTCATCTGCTTTTCCAGCATCGCGAACATCTTGAAGAGGTCGACATGGAACGCCTCGTTGATGGCGTTGCGCTTAACTTCCGCCCGGGCGATGCCGATGTCGTAGCGCCCTTGGGTTCCCCATTCTTTCGGCGTGGCGTTGGGGTTGTTGGGGTCGAAGTAGGTCACGCCGCCGGCGCGGAGGTCGATGTCGCCGTCGAACCCGGCGGGGATCAAGATGCGCGGGAAGGCGGTGAGTTCCGCGAGCGCGTCGAGTTGCTTTTCCAGAAAATTGAGTTGTCTGGCCTCCGGCAGCGCGGTCCAACTCGGGGAGTATCCGTAGCATTCGCTGTTCTTCCACTTGAGGTAGCGGGTGACGAAGAACGGCTGCTCGTCGAACCCGCTCGCCAGCAGGATGTGCTTGGTGGATTTCTCCACATAGACCGAGGCGTAGGGCTTGTTGCCGGCGTCCCGCTTGCCGAAATCAATCTCGCCCGGACCCCGCGGGTAGATCGTGTGGACGATCTGGTATTTGCGCGAGGATTTGGCGGCGTCGAGTTCCTTCCGCATCGGCTCGGGCAACGCCTCGGCGCCGAATTTGAGCGCGGCCTGCCGGGCGGTCATCTCGTATTCGCGGGAAAGCGTGTCCACATAGCCCTCGTCGTTCTCGCTCACCGCGAAGGTGCCGATGTCGAGCTTGGTGAAATTGAGCGAGGAGTTGCGGCCCGCCTCGACCAGAATTGCCGCCGTGCCGAACGCCCCGCGGTCCAGATACAGCTCGTGGATTTCGGTGTAGAAATTGGAGCGGGACAGCTCGGCCTGCACGACCTCGGTGCAGCGCGAGAACCATTGCTCGACCGCGTCCTCGCTCTCCATTTCTTTGGGCGGGTCCATCGAAAACCAGCGGCTTTCCATGGGCGTCATCCACGCGAGCTGGCCGTTGGCGAGGATCATGTTCGCCCGCACCGCGGTGCCATCATGCAGGACCGTCTCGTCCTCGACCGAGGGCTGGCTTTCCCGCGTGAAGAGGCCCGCCTTGCGGGGCATCACATAGCGGGCGATGTCCTCCCACAGCGTTTCCCACACGGCCCGCTGGTGAACCAGCTCCATGTGCCGCTGCATGATCCGGTCGGCCAGTTCGGTCTTGGGCTTCATTTACCCGAGCGTGGTGTCTCCGGTGGTCATGGGGGCTTGGTTCGCCTCGCCAGCCAAAATGCTGCGCCGCCGCCGGAAGGTAGATTTGCGCTGGACCGAATCGGTCTGCGCGGCGGGCGCGGGCTTGTTGGCCTCGGCCTGCCGGACCATTTCGGTCATTTGGGCCTCCTGCGCGACCTTGGCCTCGGCGCGTTGCTTTTCCAAGGCTTCCAGTTGGCGCCTTTGGTTTTCGGCTTGTTGGGCGGCAGCGGCCTGCGCCGCGGCTTGTTGTTGGCGGGCTTGCTCGGCCTGCCGTGCGGCGGCGGCTTGGGCTTCAGCCTGCTGGCGAGCTTGGGCATTCTTTTCCGCTTTAGAGGGTCCGCGACTCCCTCCGCCGAACCAAGCGGTCACGGGAGCGAGGATCGGGTTGTCGACCGGGTCAGAAATTCGCATTTGTGAATGAGTTTTTGGGTTGGATAGACGCGGACAGCGCCGTCGCGGCGTGCCCACGCGATCCAAGGCAACTCTATCGGCACAAAATTGCAAGGATTATTTTGACTGATACCACAAAATACATGGACAAACCAGCAGTCCCAACACAACGGGTTGTATCTGTGGGCGGGGTCGGTCCATCGGATGTCCGGGTCGTGTATGTCGACCGGGCGAGCCAGCATGACAAACCCGGGCAGGACGATCGCGACCCCGTGCCAGGCGTGGAGTTCGACATCCTCGGCAAAGGTCCGCGGCTGCGGATAGCGGCGGTAGAGTTCGGCGACCTTGTCGAGCGCGTTCATCGTCGGATTTTGGCAAACGACCCGCGGA